AGATAGACCGGAGTCCTTCTGAGAGGAGATAAGCTTTATAATCTGAAGTAACCCACTCAGGGATGTCATCGATCTCGTATGATTGATTGTAAGAAGTAGCTGTATGAATAGCAAGCCATTTAATACCGTCTTCCCCAATACGTTTACCATCAGCAAACATCATGAGACCCCTAGCAAGGTCGTTACCTTGAAAGTTAAGGTAAGGCTCAATGAAATATAATCGACCCCGATAATCAAAGTCAGCGTATTGCCAGAAGACAGTACTGCCGATAGCCTCAGCTTTGTGGAGGATAGTTTTCATAGCGTAATTCTTAGACCTCGCTCGGAGGACTAGTAATTTCTTATTCCACTTAAGTGTAGCTTCATTATAAGCCTCTTGGTTTTCTTTAGTATCTTCCTTCATCAACTTTGAAAGAGCAATCTTAACATCTGATGGGTCGCCTTCCTCTGGCATATCAGTTTCTTCATGAAGGATTTCTTGGAAGCGATCTTTGACTACCTTAAGGACATCTTGGTTGATACCCCAAGGAGTCTGTTGAATTACATTTAAACCCTGAACGAACTCACTAGTCTTCATCTCGTAATCTTGGAAGGTAGTTATGTATTCTTTATCCCAACCCTTAATAAGACTCCGAGGCCCCGTAGGGGTATTCTGAAATAAAGCAGTGACCTTCTGAGGCTTCTCAAAAGAAGTACCTATTAAAATCTTCTTATCAATAGTGGCGTCATCCTTAAGGGAAGCCCAAGTATCAGTTGCCCTTAGAGCGTAGGGTACGTTAAGTAGTTTAACGTTGTACTCAGGGTGTGTCTTATAAGTGTCAGGGTAAATCTTCTTGAGTTCACCCATGTAAGCAATGCGAGCCTCCGTTTGTTCGGAACCCCGAATGAGGTCTGAGTAACCCGTAGCGACTACTGAGTCGAGGATACAATCGCCAATGCGAAGATGATTCCTAAAGTCTTCCTTAGGTTTATCTACCCCATACTCCAGTCCGATTCTCCGACAAATTTCTCTTCCAATAGCTGTAGACACAGTAGTAAGACGAGCGTACCCATACGGGAATTCCTCGTCGTATTTATTATAGTGTGTTCCTAAAGTATCTAGTCCAGTCATAATGAATTCAACGAGGCGGTGTTCGTGCTCTCGGAGAATCTTAGAACCAGGGTTTGCTTTAGGATTATTAATGTTAACAGATTCAACCTTAAGTTTTAAATGGTCTACAATGTCCTTCATAAAGAGTCCTTCTAAGTTACAATGTGGTTACGGGCTAATTGTTCAACTATTATATCTGCTTTTTCAAGTAAATGCAAGCCTTCTTTATCGGAAAATATCTTTTTATATACAACTCTTTTAATACCAGCCTGTAAAATCAGTCTAGCACAATGCCGACAAGGGCCTAACGTTACATATATTGTAGCGTCCTCAGTAGAAATACCTTTCCTAGCACACTTAGCAATAGCGTTTTGTTCAGCATGAATAACCCAAGGGTGTGTTTCACCTTCGTCATTCCGAGTTTCATTAGAGAATCCTGTAGGCGCTCCGTTCCAGCCTTCCGCTAGAATACCTTCACGAATAATTAGTGCGCCCACTTTATGTTTGCTATCAGTAGACATTTCACTTATTTTTAAAGCAAGATCCATGTATAGCCTATCGTATTTAAGTTGTTTCAAATCCATTATACAAAACTTTCTACATTAAATTCGTCGAGAAGATTTAATCGGCCCGTATCGTAATCATAAAAGACTTTACCAGCCGGACCAGTCAAACCAGTGTAGCGGCTCTTAAGAACTTTCATCTGAATAGTATTACGTAACATCTCATCCTCACTACCTACATCACGAGCGAAAGCAATGATGTCGTAAGAGACTTGTTTAATAGAGCCTGAGCCTTTGATGTCATCGAGGGAAGCTATCTTACCATCCTCAAATGACTGACCTGCATTACCCATCTTACGTAAGTGAGATACAAGACCAATCCATACATTCCACTTCTTACAGATACTCCGTAAGTCATTCATAATCTTATCGATAGCTTCGTTACCAGTAAGACTATCAGCCCCTTCAGAGACTAAGATAGTAATATGGTCTAAGAAAATGTATTGGCAACCTGAAGCGCATAAGAATTCGATGAGTCCAATAACATCGTTATTTACAGAACCGTTATGGTCTAGAATTTGAATACGACCATCAGCTAATATCTCATCAAAACCAATTCGAAGTTCTTCTAGTGGTATCTCTTCTTTAGCTGGGTTCTTATTGAGCATCATACCCGAAAGCTTCCTAGCAGTTTCAGCAGGAGATTCTTCGAGGGCTACAATACCTATCTTGTCTTTTGTAGATCGATGCAGATGAGCCACAATTTCGCGGAGTATTGTTGATTTCCCTGAGCCTGTACCTGATGTCCACAAGGTGATCTCACCTCGCCGCATCCCTTTAAGCTTATCATTGAGACCAGCAAGGCACTCAGGATAAGGTATCGATTCAATTTCATTGTATGCCTCTAATTGTTTCCACACTTCTTCGCCAGCTACAATACCTGCAGGGGTATAGTTGCGAGCATTCCAAATCATCCGAAGTAATTCTTCAGGTCCGGCTTCAATTAAGACTTCGTTAGGGTCTTTATACTTACCTAAGTCAGTCACCTTAGCTTTATCGTAACCAATAATCTTAACGGCTTCCTGCAAACCTTTCTGACCTGCCGCATCGTTATCGTACATGAGGATTACTTCATCGAAGCTTCGGAGATATTCTCGTTGGGCTAAGATAGTCTTCTTAGCAGTAGCCCCGTTAGGTACTGAAACTACAGGCCAGATAGTACCTTTAATAGCGTAAGCAGTAGCAACAGCCATAGCATCGAATTCACCTTCAGTGATTACAATACGTCTTCCGTTAGATGGGAAAACGTTTTGACCGAATAAACCTACTTCTTTAAAGTCACCTATAGTCGAGAATTGTTTTGGTAGTTCACGTACCTTGTATGCAACCAATTCAGTACCTCGATAATAAGGATAGAGATAAGAGCAAATGCTCCCGTCACTATCATACTCAGCGAGAACTCCGAAATGCTCTGCCACGGTCTTGGTAATGTTCCGTTCGCGGCAACCACGACTAACCAAACCATCGGCCCGATGAAGGCCATTAGAAGGTTTAGAATTATTAACTGCAAGTGTAACCACTTCATTTTCCTTTCCTATATTATGAGTATAATGTTGACATACGTAACAATAAGCGTGGTCATCATCGTAAACAGCGTTACCATCTGATGAGCCACATTTATTGCATTCAGTCTTGTATAGTTCCTGAGACATCTTCTTCTAAAACCTTTCTTAGTACAGATAAAAAACCTTCAGCTACAAGCATCTCAAGTTCTTGACCAGTAGCTTTTAAGGTAACAATAGCGGAGCCATCGTTCTCTTCAATTACTTCTGTAATCTCTATCATGTCCACCTCTTAGCGTTAACAATACGTTCATGTCGTTCTTTATCAAAGCCTAATCCAAGATGAGAAGCGCGAATACGTTTCTCCGCTTGTTTATTAGCGTAATCATCTCGGAATAAGGCGTCCCGAAGATATATCTCTCGCATCTCATAAGCATTAAGTTGTCCTGGTGTTGGGAGGCTATATAGGATACGGCCTTCAACATCATCAATGTTTAACTCTGAGAAGTCTCCTGAGCCTGTATATTGTTTCCAATCAGGCTGGGAGAACTTCTTAGAGCCTACGTAGATACGACCAGTAGTTTTATCTTTAAGTTCATAAACAAAACCGATATGATGAGGGTCTACTAGTTCTTTATTAGGTAGCTTCCAGTGACCGTAATCACCTTCATTAATCTCATCGACTATATAGTCATCCTTCTGATATGTTTCAAATGCTACATACCATCGGCGTCCATCGCGGGTACAAAGGGTTAACGGCCCTTCCCATCCACGTTTTAATTGGAGAGACTTATATAAACTCTCCTTACACCAGAGAACCCCTTCCGAAGAAGACAACTTACGATCGCCCCCTTTCGGTTGCGGCGCTGCTGTAATCTTTAAGCGGTCATACCTGATGAATGTGTAATCACCCATTTCAAATGTCCTAGATGTCATAGCCCAATAGCTTTCCGACTTTTTCTACATCAATCTTCCGGTCATAAAAATCACCGAAGCCAATGTCGAACCAGTCTTTTTCATTGCGTTTAATATGAATTAAATGACCAACGAATGTTAATACATCTTCATAATCTTTATTGAATCTTTCTTTATATTCCCTAATGACTAGGTTCTTCCATTCATTAGTAGAACTAAGTAACTTCGCAGCTGTCTTAGGGCCTACCCTATGGAGGCCTTTAATGTTATCCGTCGAGTCACCTGTAAGTAACTGGGAGTAATAATTAAAGTCAGCTTCCTTTTGGGTAAGGCTAAACTGTTCAGACTTATCTGGATTGTAATAGTTGAATGGATCGCAGAATAAATCTTTATCAATAGCTACAACAACAAAGTCATCTTCATTATGTTTACATTCATGGGCTGCTGTACGAACTAAGTCGTCAGCCTCACACCCATCAGATTGAATACCGACTTCCTCTTCCTCAAGCATAGCGTATAGCTCAGGGACTATCGAGGCGGGGTCAGCTTTAGGCCGATTAGCTTTGTATAAAGGGAAATCTACTGACCGGAAATTCTCTACACCCTTAAGATAGATGTGGAGATTATCTGACCAAAGATCGTCCTTAATGTAGTTCAATTTACTATTGAACTTCGCGAAAGCTTCATCAACGGTTACTACGTTGAAACAAGACTTATATACAATGCTATCAGCATCAATTAAAATTTGAGTCATTTCCAGCGATCTTTCAAATCAGT